CCCCCTTTCCGCCCGTAGTGCTGCGACCCCGCTTGTCGAGCTGGATCACGGCGAAGTCTGGACTACCTCGCTTCTGATTGCGGACAAATTCGGCAAGCGTCACGCCGACGTACTGCGCGCCGTCGAAAAGCTAGAGTGTTCCGACGATTTTGCTGAACGCAATTTTGCGCTCAGTGAGTACGCCGACTCGACCGGCCGCACGCTGCCGATGTACCGCATCACTCGCGATGGATTCGCCTTCTTGGCTATGGGCTTCACCGGCCGCGCCGCTGCGGTTTGGAAAGAAAGGTTCATTGCCGCGTTCGGAAAGTTGGAGCGTGAACTACGTCGCGTCGCCGTGCAGCAGGCAGCTCCGGACTGGCAGGAGGCGCGGCAGCTTGGTAAGGCTGATCGCCGCGACCTAACCGATGCAGTTCAGGCTCTGTGCGAGCGTGCCCACGAGCGGGGCGACTCCACGACTCCGCTGCATCTGTGGGAGACCGCAGCAACTCGCGTTGTCACGTCCGCCCTGTTCGAAACGAACGGCGAACGCATCCAGGCCATCCGAGACCGCCTGACCGCCCGCCAGCTTCGCCGTCTTGGTATGGCCGAGGAAATGTTCGCCCGCGCCCTCGACTCCCTGATTGACACCGCAGCCCATCACCGCGCAATCAACGAGCAGGGCAAGGTCGCCGTGCTGGCCTTCGCCGCCGCAACCGGCGGCAAAGAGGTGCCCGGCGTGGATCGTGCTGCCCGCCGCCTGGGAGGAGCACATTAGTGGCCGAAAATCGCGACGCTCCGCTCGTGACCGCCCACGACGCCGAGAACAACAAGCGCCCGACTGACCTTCATCAAGCGGTCCGTGACATCCGAGCCGCCGCCGCGACCGTGGCCCGGTTGATGGCGACGTACAAGCCGATGGGCAAGCAGGCGAAGGAGGTGCACTAATGGCCTCGAAAGTCACGCCTCCGCTGCGCTTGCTGATCGACATCCCGGCTTGGCAGGCCGAAGTTCTCAAGATGCCGGCTCCCGCGATTGCCTGCGGTGCATTGCTTCTGCTGAAGATGCACCAGTGGCGCATCGGCCCAATCCCTGATGACGATGTTGCGCTGGCCCGCATTACTGCCACGTCTCCCGCTGAGTGGAAAAAACTGCGTAAGTCCATCGAGCCGCTGTTCATCGTCAAGTACGGCGAGTGGCTGCGCGAGGACTGGAACGACGAGCTGGAAGCCTCATACGACGCGGTCAATAAAGCCAGCCGCGCCGGCAAAAAAGCCAATGAAGTCAGGTGGGGCCGGACAAAGAGAGCATCCGAATCGGAGTCCGAATCGGATCGCAGTCGGAGTCCGAATCCAATCCTAAATAATAAAGGCACCGTCGCTGCCCGCTCCGGCAAACCCAAAGGCCCCCAGCCATGGGCGAATGATGTTCAGCCTGAGTTTCTGGCCGACGTGCTCATGGCCGAAACTGCCCTCGGGGTAAGGGGGGCAGCATGAGCGGGATTCAGCTGCGCGGCTACCAAGAAGGCGCGATTGCCAAACTCCGCTCCGCCTTGGCTGGGGGCAGTCGCCGGGTGATGCTGTATAGCCCGACCGGCAGCGGCAAAACTGAAATGGCCTTCGTGATGGTGGTCGGTGCGGTCGCCAAGGGCCGCAAGGTGGTATTCATCGCCAACCGCAAGGAACTTGTCCGGCAGGCATCCCGCCGCCTCGACGCTGCCGGCATCGCCCACGGCATCCTTCAGGCCGAGAACACGCGCGGCCTCGACGCGAAGGTGTTGGTGTGCAGCATCGACACCGTGCATCGGCGTGGCCTTCCTGACGACGTGGGACTCATCATCATTGACGAATCGCACGCCGTCGCCGGCAGCGTGAAGTACCGGGAACTGCTGTTTCGCTACAACCTCGTTCCGGTGGTTGGGCTGTCTGCAACGCCCTTCGCCCCTGGCCTGGGCAAGCACTATGCCGAGCTGCGCGGCCCGCTTTTCGAGGCGCTGGTGGAAGCCGTGACCATCCGGGAGCTTATCGACCTGGGATTCTTGGTCGATTGCGACGTGTTTGCGCCGGCCGACCCGGACCTTGCTGGGGTCAAGACGCAGCGCAGCATCGGCGGAGAAATCGACTACAACGAAACCCAGCTTGCCGAAGCAGTCGATAAGCCGGCTCTCGTGGGCGACATCGTGCAGCACTGGCACCGCCTCGCCGCTGGGAAGCAGACCGTGTGCTTTGCGTCGAACATCGCGCACTCGCAGCACATCGTCGCTGCCTTCCAGTCGGCCGGAGTGAAGGCCGCGCACCTCGACTATCACCACGATGACGACGAACGCGCCGCAATCCTCGACGCCTTCGCCCGTGGCGAAATCACGGTGCTGTCCAATTCGGCGCTGCTGGCGGAAGGGTGGGACTGCCCGAGCACGGAAGTGATGATTCTCGCCCGGCCGACGAAATCGCTCATCCGCTACGTGCAGATGGTCGGTCGCGTGCTCAGGCCGGCACCGGGCAAGGTGCGTGCTCTCCTGCTCGACCACTCCGGCACGGTCCTACGCTTGGGCTTCGCTACCGACGACCTGCCGCTTGAACTTGACGACGGCACCGCCCGCACGTCCGCCAGCAAGAAGCAGGAGCGCAAGGCCAGCGAGCCGAAGCCCTGCCCGTCGTGCAAGTACGTCCGCCCGGCCGGTGTCCATGTCTGCCCGTCCTGCGGCTTCGCGCCGACTCGGCAAAGCGATGTGGAGGTGGCTGACGGGCAGCTTGTGAAGCTCGACCGCAAGATCAAGCAGCCCGCCGCCGGCCGTTTCGAGAAAGCCGCGACCTTCGCCGGCCTGCTGCACATTGCCGATGAACGGGGGTATTCGCACGGATGGGCGAGCCACAAGTACCGCGAGATTTTCGGGGTGTGGCCGAAGGGGCTTCCTTCCATCTGCCGCGAGCCGACCTCTGACCTGCGCAACTGGGTGAAGTCCAGGAACATCGCCTGGGCGAACCGCAAGGAGGCGCGTCATGGGTAACCGCCTCGACGTGCGTACCGCAGCACAAGGCCGGTGGCGCTCCATCCTCGCGACATTGGGCATGGACGAGCGAAGCCTGAGCGGCAAGCACTGCGCCTGCCCTATGTGCGGGGGGCGGGACAGGTTCAGGTTCGACGACCGGGACGGGCGGGGGACGTACTTTTGCAGCGGCTGCGGTGCCGGCGACGGCGTGAAGCTGGCGATGGGCATCACCGGGCAGGACTTCAAGGCCACCGCCGAGCAAATCGAACGGCTGGCGGGTGTGGTGCAGCCGACCGCCAGCAAGCCGGATCGATCCGACGACGACAAGCTGGCCGCCCTGCGCCGGGCGTGGTCGGGGTCGAAGCCGATTCAGCGCAGAGACGAAGCCGAGCGATACCTCCTTGGCCGGGGGCTTCGCTTGCACGACCTTCCCGAGAGTGTCCGACTGCATCCGGGCCTGCACTATCGCGATGACGCTCACCAAGGCGTCTATCCCACGATGCTTGCGACCGTGACCGCACCGGATGGCCGCGCCGTGTCCCTGCACCGGACATACCTTCAGGACGGCCGCAAAGCGCCTGTGAGCGCCCCAAAGAAGTTGATGGCAGGACTATCCCTCGCTGGTGCCGCAATTCGCCTGACGGCCGTTTCGCAAGTCCTGGGCATCGCTGAAGGCATCGAGACAGCTCTCGCCGCATTCGAGTTGTTCGAGGTGCCAACATGGAGCTGCGTATCAGCCCAAGGCATCGAGTCGTTCGAGCCGCCGGCCGGAATCCGCGAGGTAATCGTGTTCGCCGACAATGACGAGAACTTCGCTGGGCAAAAAGCAGCCTTCGCCGCAGCCCATCGTCTGAAGCTCAAGGGCTTCGAGGTGGAGGTGTGCATCCCGCCAGAGTCGGGCGACTGGCTCGACGAGTTGTTACGTCTCCAAACCCGCGAGGCTCAGGACGCGATGACTAACCAGGTCGGCGGCTCAGGCTTCGGTTAGTTAGCACGTCGGTAAGCGCCAAAAGGACTGCTGCACTTACTGAT